ACGTCAGCAACGACCAATCGTCGTATATATTCGCTAACTGTCATATTCAACTCGGCGGCACGCTTGACAATCATCTCGTGATCGCTCTCTGAAACTTTTACGTGTATATGCTTAGTTTTCACACTGTACCTTTCTACCCGATACGACGCCTCGGGCGGGGCAAATTTTATTTAATAAATAGCTTTGACGGTGAAAAGACGTAATCCTCCCTGACGAATCTCCACCTCCTCGCTACCAGTCGCCTGGATATAGTCTATAGCAGCTCTTAAAACTTCTCCAGCATTAAAGAGTAGTACAGGCTTATCGTTATCGTCATAAAAGAACACAGTGCCGTTATCGCAATCTCCTGCTCTATAACTCTCGCGTCTGTATAGCTCTTTTGCCATCTCAATGATATTTGCTAGCATAGCGTCCCTGTCTAACTCAGCGGCGATAGATTCAATTGTAGCGTGCTGTGCCGTGCTTCTGCCGAATCGTTTACGCATCTCACGCCTCATTATCGTCTCAAGTTCTTCTCTATCGTTCTTCAAGCTCTCATCTGCCTCAAATTGCATCTCTTGTGTGGGCTGGTCGCCTGTGTAGTACCACCCTGTAAATGTTGCCATTTTCTTATCCTTTCTTGGCGGCGGCGGTTGAGGGGCTGTTTATTTTTTAGTGTTTGTGTTTTCTAGGTTTTATTTTCTAGTTTTAATTTTTCGTTTATTTACAATCTCCAATTTTACAGTGATTTTAATTCTGAAAAACTGAAAGGTTGATTTGAACATTTTTGTAACCTGCTTTCTTGCCGCCGAATTGTTAATTGTTGCTTGGTTGCCCCTCAACCATGTCTTAAGTATAGCAAACGTGTTGCCGTATGTCAACACGTTTTACCAAAAAAGTAAGAGATTTTTTGTTAACCCTGTGGAAAACTTACTTCCCGTAGAAGATGTAGCGATATTCTTTATAAAGTCTAATGATAATACGTTTTAACATAAGTTTAATTTTACCAAATAAAAAACTACCCTCGATCAAAAGTAGTAGTTTTTTATAGGATTACAGAACTCTCTGAATTATTCAACGGCTTCTTTCATCTGTCGTACTAAGTCTAGAATAATAGTCTTAGCGGCAGATAATCCAGCTGCGATTGCAGATAACGCGGTAGCCATCGTTAAGGCGTATAATTCGTGCCAACTCGCCGCGAATAGTAAGTTCACTAGATTTACGCCAGCCAGCAAAAATGTTGCGATAAACGTCTGCACAAATGTCCATCCAGCACGAATGACTACGTCTTTATAGTCAATGTTCTTTAATGCTTTTAGTTTCATATTACCTCCTTATTTCTTAAATTTGAAAATACTCATCAGAAAATCGATAATCTTCTCTAATAGGCTTTTATTCTTAGCGATATCTTGACTTAATTTGCCAATAGATCGCATAACATCTTCATTTGTAGGTTGTGGTGCCAGTGGTTGCTCCTGTGGCTTTTCTTTGATTTGAGGTGTCTGTTGTATCTCTGGTGTCTTTGGTGCTGGTTGTGGCTGAGGGCGTTTTTCTGGTCGTGGCGTACCTGCATCTCCATTCGCCAGTTCACGTACTCGCTCCGCCAATACCCAAATACCGTCATCTGCCATTTTCAGCTGTAGGTATCGTTTGTTGTTTTCGGTAGTCTCATCTAATATCTCCGTTGAGCCGACAATTCGGAAGTAATCACCTGTGTTAAGTTCTCCATCCAGTAGATAGCCATCTTTGTCTGTCTTTACTGCCACAGAAACGGGTACACCGTTATCCTCCCAGTCGAACTCATCAATCAATCGGTTACATCTAATTTGTCTAAGGTCGAATACAGTTGCCACTTCGTCTGCATAATACACTTCAGGAAGTGCTACACGCTTTGATTCTTTTGGTTTGCCTACATATCGATAGAATGCGTATGGTGGGCAACCTGAGGCACTCCAGAGCCAGTCGTGATTATCTATTACGATACCTGCCTGATAGCGACAGTTAATTACGTTATCCGCGTCCACAAACATTCCTGTATGACCCAACGCGCCACCTGAATTGCCACGAATACCCCAGATGAAAATATCTCCGCGTTGTGTGTCTGCCTCGCCGTTTGCGTCTTCAGGTAGTCGCACCCAACCATTTTTCTCTAAGGCGTCGAATAGTGTGTCCGTGTTGCCAATCCAATAACTTGCAGGTAAAAGACCTGCTTCTTTTAGCGCGTGATATACAGAGCTTGAACAGTCGTATGAATTTGGACCATTTCGACTTTCCATCGAATAGTAAACTCGACCTTTACGTGCATAGAACCAAGCCAGTGCTTTTTCTATCATATTATTTCCTCCTAACTTGAGTTTGTTGAACTTCTTCTTTTAATTCCGTAACTGCTTTATTTTGCTGGATTAAGTTATTTGTTGCGTAAATAGCCAATCCTACAAGTGCTATAGCGAATAATTTAGCTAAGTTACTTGTAACAAGGCTCCAAAAATTCATCACGCCCTCAATTTCAGTGCGTTTTACGTATTTTTCTTCTGATTCTTTTTCATGTTCAGCGATATATGTTTTTAATTGCGCTTGCGTAACATTATCTCGTGCGATATTCTCAATTCGCTCTAGCATGACAGTATGCTTGTCTACGCCATCCTTAATGTATTCGACCTTAGCTTGTAACGCGCCGAACTCTTTAGCCGATACTTCTGGTTTTTCGTTCATAATATAAATTATGACTTCTTGTCGTTATCTAATACGGGAATGTCATAGTCCGTACGTCTATATAAAACGTCTCTGTTGGATTTTGATTAATAATAGCAGTGTCATACGGATTAAATATTGACAATGCACACACTATTTTATTTTTTGATTCGCGCCAGCCAGAAATAAGCACAGAGGTAGGCGTTGTGCCACCGCCTGAAACCGCAAAAGTCCTTACAAAGTCTATTTTAGACGCCGTGATAGCTCTGTCTGGATTCGTAGAGGTGCTGACTAGTAATCTTAAAATCCCAACGTTAGTCATATTAATCTCTTGTTTTTGAAAATATACAGTATTGCTTGCTATCGATATTCCACCGGGTAGAGTAAAACTCATAATACTTCCACCAGTAGCACTGATAGTCGCGTAATCGCTACTAATATTAAAATCGTCTGGATAATTATTCATCAGCGTACATCCTATAGTGATATTTTATTACTGTATTAAAAAACTCTTCTCTATAAGACAATGTCAGCGCAGTCTTATCTACGAACGCACTATATCCACTGTTAGCCGATAACTCTATAGAGGCATAAGACATAGAGCTTATCTGTCCGTTTTGCTCCAGCCATAAGAGGACTAGTGGTTTATATCCAAGGTTATGCACAATCCGAATTTCTTCGTTAGTATTAACAGACACGCTTCCAGCCTTGTATAGCTTTAACTGATTATTGTCGGTATTAAAAGTCATGTCGTGATAATGACTTGTGAATGAGGCTTTTCGATGAGGTTCTAAAGCGAATCCTATGATTCGGAAATAAAACGTAGCAGTAGTGTCGGTTCTATTTAACGTATTTATATAAATTAAATTATTATCTACACGAACGTTTGACGAATACTGATATTCACCTCTGTTATTAAATCCGCTAGCGTTCACCTCGAATGCATTTTGCGAAAAATCACTAGAAGTTGAAAATTGTGCTATCGGCAAAAATGCAGAGCCGTAAGTGTTTGGTATAGTTATGTCGTTATAATCATGCGCGTTGACGGGTACTGGTATAGTATCGCTACGATAAATTACTTGGTCGATTGGATAATCACTGGATAATACAAAGTCTTTTATCATTCTTGCTCCAAAAGCTCTATAACGTCTTTGCCTTCTTTACTCACCCACAGACCGACCCTAGTAGCGTAAGCACCGATTTTAATACGCTTATATGCTCCGTCAGAAAACAACAGACCACTCCCATCCAACACCACGAGTTCCCTGCGATTTACGGGGTCATAAATAACAAGCCTGCCCGAGCCTTCCTCGATGCGTAATTGTCCAGTAATCGATGAGATAATAGTTGAACCTTTTAATTTTAGAACTTCTTTCATTAGAATGCGTACACTTCCTCTCCGTTATAGACTGATCTGTCATATTGAGCGAACATATAAACTTTAGTTTTTCTGACTTTTAATTTAGTAGTTAATTTACTATCGCTTAATTTCTGAGATATTGCGATAATTTGATAAACTCCGCTTGCCAGTCGAGTATCTAGTTTAATCGAATCCCCTATTTGCATAGACGGTGAACCCTTAACCTCTAATTCCAGCATCGGGCTGTATGTTGCATAGCCTCTAAATACTGACTGCGTAAATGCTCTTGCATTTTCATAGTTTCCAAAAAATGGGTTGTCGTTTATTTCTAGAAGATAATCTTCATCATCGCTCCAGTTGTCGTCAAAGGCTTCATAGTCCAATTCATCAATTTGCTTTGATGGCTCGCCCCACAAAAATACACGGTCGATTTCAACAGGATAAAATAAATCACTCGTAAAGGTTAATATTGCTTTGCTAGGTGTTAACTTTAGCGAGCATTTCACGCCTCGATCGACCTCGACGCCGTTAGCGGTTTTTGCTGTGAACCATGATACATCAGCATTCTCACCCAATTTTGGCTCAATTAAATCAGCGCACGGGTCAGACAAACTAACTTCACGTACAATTGGTAGTCCACGTTTTACAACCCAAAGATTGTCTGTGTTTTTACCGCTCGAGGTCTTTTCTGCAACCATCTGATACGGTGCAATAACACGAATAGGTGTTTTAATTTTAACGTGATTAACAATGCCAGAACTCTTCGAGGGTGTTATCGATACTACGCTATCATTATTTAGCTCATAATGAATGTTTTCTGCGACATCGGAACCGCGTCCTTTGAATCTTATTAGTCCTTCCTCGTCTTGCCATAATCTACCGTTCTCAGCTTGAACTAACTTTTTAACGATATCTGCCAATGAATCGTTTTTATTCGGGAAAAATATAGGTACAATGTTTGTTGCCCCTGAAAAGGTAAATTGATGTGGTGCAAACCCTAGTCCTTTGAATATCTCAGTTAAAATATAGTCTGTTTTTTTATAAGCCATCGGCGGTAATTCAGGCAGAGGCTGAGATAGTGCCCAGTTAAGAAAGTCGAAAGCCGAAACTGAGGCTTCTGCTTTTCCTGGCTCTGCATCAGGTAGCATATTAGTAAGCCCCACAAATTGAGGCACATTCTCTTCGCCGAAACCGAGCCACGCTCGTGTCGGAATGTTTGGCTTAATATATTTCGCGATTGGACTGTTTGAATATGGCACAAAATAACCGTCGTGATTAGCTAATTCAAAATCAGCAATCGCTGACTGTACTGAATACGGAAACTCAACGGAACGATTAACTGCAATCGATTTAATCCTATTTGAGATATCATTATAAGCATAGGTGTCCCATATCTGGACAGGCGGCTGACTTGCGATATCTGACGCATATAAATCACCACCTCCATATGTCGATTGGTCGTACACTCCCCATGAAATATTTTCATTTCGAGTTTTGTCCCACGCCATAGCAACACGCCATGTAAGCGGTCTAACCCAAGATTTCGCCAGTTTCTTAAATCTATCGCTAGTAACTAACATTTTATTGTCCCACGTTCTGCCCAGTTTCAACCATCGTTAAAGTGATACCTTCTATATCACCGCATAGATTTATAATGTCTTTTTTACTGATGGAAATCTTCACTGGGATATTAGTAGCTGAGCCGTCAGATAATGTGAGTAATGGATATCTATTAGTCGTATATTGTCTTTGTACAAAACCCCACAACTCAGCGAATTCATCTGCTGTTAAATGTCCAAAAGTATTAGTCCACACTCTTTTATGATAAACATAGTCTGTATATACATTTCCTGACAGAACAGTAACATCGGTCTCTCCAAAATTAGAATTCTCAGAAAATGGACTTGAAATATATTCATGGTTCCAAGTTTTTGAAGTTGTAGAATCGGTTAATGTCATCTCTTTCATGCGAACCTCGCTTTCTGGCTCTGTTCAAACGCCTGCATAATTTGGTCAGCAACTTTTCGCCTCTCGTCAGGAGAAGTTGCGAATACACCGCTCACATTGATGGTTATCTGTTGTGATGGCTGCGCGTTAGTTTCTTTTAGTACTTTAGTAAACGTATCTGCCATAATTTTTTGTGGCGTAACGATTTCTGGGTTAGTCTTAGCTCCTAGATATTCACCAGCAATAACAGGTGTAGCTGTAGTTAGAACACCACCCTTTGCTAATCTTGGAAGACTGAACCTCTGAATGTTAGGTATATGCACGTTAGGAATCTTATTTATGATATTTAAGGCTCCATTTAATAGGTCTATAGGCTTGTTTATGACCCTCTCGATTTGCGCTATCAGACCGTTTATCAAGCCTTTACCGATACTCACAGCACCATTCCAAACTTTAACTCCAATGTCTGTCGCCCAAGAGCTAAATTGATCTAGAGATTCGCGCATAGGCTTCCAGAATCGACCACCTCCAAAATCGAAGAAGTCCACAATCGCTCGCGCCATATCATCTATGAAGTTTTTGAACGTATATTTTGCGTCATCTGCCTGTTGCTGATCGAGTATCTTCAATTTATTATTTAATTCTTCTCTCTGTTTTTTCAGCTTCTCTAAGGTCTCTCCATTATTTGCAAGAATACCAGCATTTGTTTCGGCGTTATTAGATAGAGCGTCTTGTTTTTGCTGTTGAAGTGTCGCTAATTGTTCGTCGCGTCGCTCTTTGAGGCTTTTAATCTCATCGAGCTTAATCATATTCTGTACACTAGCTAAATCAGCACGGTGTTTATTCTGGAATGCTAATTCAGTATTAAGCTGTTGTTGTAAGTCAGCAAGTTTCTGATCTCTTTTGAGTTTGTCTGCGTTATTTTCAGCGTTTAGTTTTTCTTGATTTGCCGCGAATTGCTCGTCATATAGTGCCTGCTCTTTGTCTAATGCAAACTGTAACTCAGCAAGCTTCTGAGCGTTGTAAGAGTTGTTGAAGTTCTGTAAAAATCTAATTTGATTGGTTAGAGCTTGAACCTTGCTTTCGTGCTCTCTAATCTCCTCGACTTGAGATTTTCTAAATGAGGCAGACCTCTTAGCTATTTCAGCGTCATAGTTAGCATTTTCTTCGGCAATTTGCTTGGTTAGGTCTTTAATTGTATCTTCATGTTTAACACGGATGTCATTTAAGTCTCGGCTATAATCTCGCCATATTTTAGCCGCTTGAGCCTCTAATTTATCTAACTCTTTAGTAAGTTTTTTAGCAGACTTTGCCGCCTTATCCATGCCTTTAGACGAACCACCAGCAGATTTTTCCAATAACGCTATCTGAGCATCAACACTCGCCAATTGAGATTTCAGACTCTCAGCACTCTCTCCACTACCACCAGCCGCAGAACCAAGCATTCCAAACGCCTGTGCCGCCATCACCGCACCTGCAGCTATTGCAGACAGTACTGCTATAATTGGGTGGCTCATAAACGCAAACATCGCCGCTCGGGCTAATATGAATCCTTTTTGCAATACAAATAACCCACCAGCAACAAGCGCGAATGTTACGATTCCTGAGCCTGCAACCTGTATAACGCCGCTAAGCTGCGTTAGAAATGGTCCGATAGCTCCTGCCAATCCACCAACAGCGTTTAATATAGTCTCTATTCCTGCACCAACTCCAGCCAAAATTGTCCCAATGTTACTTGCTCCCAGACCTTGAATGAGGTTAGCCATGCCTCTAGTAATAGCAGTCTCCATGTTTGTAAATGAAGTCTGAAGACCGCCAGTAGCTTTTTTCACTGTTGAATCGAGCGATTCAATCCCTCCACCGCCATTGTGATCTAGTTCTATAAGCTTTTGAGTGAGTTGCTCAGCGGATAACTTGCCCTCACTGCCCATTTCTTTGAGCGCGCCCATGGTAATGCCCATCTCTTTTGCAATAGCCTGCAAAACAGGTGTCATGCCTGAGTTTAGCAAGGAGTTAAACGTTTGAGCCTGAACAGCTCCACGTCCAAAGTCTTGCGAAAGCTGAGTTATAGCATTGTCCACCATAGCACTTGAACCACCGTATGCTAGAATGGCGTCGTTTATAGCCTTAAATGCTTGCTCTCCAGCAACCATTGAACCAGAAACAGCGACAAGACGTTGCACACCCCTTACGGCTTCATCAAGAGATGTAGGCAACCCTCTGATATCTTCATTTAGCTGTTGCATTGAGCGAGAGACTTGCTCGCCAGATTGTCCCATTGCTTGAAATACACGAGCGGCGTTATTTAGCGTGTCTACACGCCTTACAGCTGCGCCAATTGAATTTGTAACAAGTCCTATGGCTTTATCTAGAAGTAACATTGAAGCACCAGCACCCGCGCCTATCGCTAGATCTTTTTCTAAACCAGAACCCTCTTTTTTCAAGCCATTGAGCTTTGATTTCATAGAACCAATATCAGCATCTAGCTTATTCAAAGCTAGTCTGACATCATATGAAATCTCGCCAACGTTACTCATCAAATGCTATCTCCGACCTCTTCTTCAAATCTTTCTCTAACGCACTAAAACCCTCTTTGGAAAACGCACCAGCAGTTGCGTAATAAGTTGCTGATTGATTCTTAGCAGTCATTTGGTTATGCACAGCGTCGGCGGCGTCAATCAGCATCAAAGCCTCGTCTAAAGTGAACGGAACCAATACTTTCTCAAAACTGTCACCATTCTTCTCGAATGATTCAATATACCCACGCTTCACTGCCTCGACAGCACCCCAGCCGAGATATACACCTAATTTAGCGATAATCCACATCTCAGGTGCGACTTTCGCTCCAGTAGCTTGTCGTGTAGTACGCTCCTTGTATCGCTGCTCAACACGTGCCTTTTCTTCAGGAGTAAGTAGGTCTTTTAAGTTAACTACTGCCACTATTTACGCCTACTTTCTCGGTTAGAAAAAATGTCATTAAACAAATCCTGAATAGCTAAACTAGACAAGCTACCTAGCATTTCCATTGCTTTTTTAGAATCATCGAAACAGCCAGCATAGATCTCAATCTCTTTTTCTGCAAGCTCTTCACGCTCTGCTAAAAGCTTATTCCCACGGTCTACTTTCTCGACAACACTCTTGTCGTCGTCTTTGATTTTTGACCTGTCAATCTTCTGAATTTCTGCCTGTAACGCCATTAGCTCATTTATAGCTTTGACAGATAATCGTGTAATCTTATTAATCTCTAGGCTTTCATTTGACCCTAGCGGGCGTACTTTTAATACTCCGTATGGTTCACCGAAATCAACCTCTTTATAACCTTGATATTTTGATAGATTTAATTTAATTGTCATATTATTTACCCTTTCACATATAATTTTGAGCTTTTATCGTTAGTGTAGGGACTTTTCGGACAAGATGTGGTAATGTATAAATGTCATACTAATTTAATAAAATAGGATTTGAGAATGAACAGACAAGAAGGGATGTTAGCCAGGGCTAGAGAACTTAAAGCCATGCTTAACGAGGGGATAATTACCAAGGAAGAGTTCGAGCAAGAGAAGAAAAAGTTATTATCTCAGAAAAATACAGTAGACAAACAAGATAAAGGCTCATCAAACATAGAAAATCTAGAACAGGAATTATTACGTAAAAACAGTAAACCAATAGAGAATGTGCTTGCTATAGCGGCAGTATTCTCTATGAGCTACATGAGCTTTTTATTTTGGGAAGGTTACCACAGAAGTGTATCATCTAATTTAGCAGAATCAGGAGCGACAAATGCCTCAAATCCGTCAGCCATAGCGTTTGGAATCGTATTATTCTGGTTTATACACTGGCTTGTATTCGTTATGTTTACCACCAATATGGCTCGAAAACGAGGACGGTCAATACCGCTCGCTATTTTAGGGGCATACTTCTTCGGACTTTTGTCAGTGTTCTATTATCTTTCAAAGGGAGATAGTACAGAACTAAAAGTGCTCAAAGAAGAGAAAGTGCGCAAGCAAATTAGATAATAAAATACCACTCAAACGAGTGGTATTTCTAGCAAACGAGCTCCTACTAATCAAGTGGTTTCACTGTTTGAGTTTGAGGGTCGTATTTACCCTTTTTATCTTTCAGACCTGGTCCGTAGCGGAAGAAGCCCTTAGCTGTGCGGTTCATCTGGAATGTCAATTCTAGGGTTGAATCGTCTCCACTAGCTGAAAATGTAGTGTCGAAGCTGTCTGGTAGCGTTACACTATATACGTGAACGTCAAAGTCGTCATTAGCTTCACAGACTGGGTGAATGTGCAACGGAACGGTAGTTGCAGAACTTGCACAGGCTCCAGCACCCCAGGTTACACTTCCAACTGTCTGTTTTGTGCCTGATGCCGCCTCATATAGTCCAGCGTAAACAGCCTTGACACTTTCTGGACCAGCCAAGTAAAGAGTAAGTGTTACTTCTGATGTGTCAGCTCGACCGCTTGGACGTCGGATTGTGCCACCTTGAGTTTCGGTTTCTGTTGTACCACCTTCATATTTAACGGCGATATCTCCCAACATATCCTGTGGGATTACTAGCTGACCTAAATAGACTTCTTTTGGTCCATTCTGCTTTGCTAGTGCTTTTTTGAACTCTTCTACGTTCATATTTCCTCCTTTTAGTTAACTCTTGCAAGCCCCGTTATTGCGTAAATCATTCTGCCCTGAGTGTCCCTTTCGACAGATGTTGGCGTTGATATTGATTCAAAAACCACACAATCAAAGCCTTCGTCTGTGTAACCGGTCTCAGGTAAAGATATACTCACGCCGAGCTTATTAGATAGAAATTCAGATATTCTAGCCAATCGCTTATACCCGTCCAAATCATCTGTTCCTCGTGAATAAAGTTCAAATGAGTATGTAGGACGAACGCCTCTCGACTGGTTGCCGCCTATATCAGAGATATAAACGCCTTTCCTGTCGAGAGTGAGCTTATTCCAGAATAGATCTTTATCAATTTCACCGAATTCGTTGTTTTCTAGATATTTAAGAAGCGACAGTGAAAAAACTTTCATCGAAGACCTCCCTTAAAATCAATCTGTTTCTTTACGCTCTCACCTGCTTTTTCTAGATAATTCAGTGTTTGTGGGTGCTTTTTGTTTTCATAGTGGCGACGTTTTGCGTATGGAACATCACCACCACCGAATACAACACTTGTAGTATCACCATTATCTACTAGTCGTACGCTTTGCTTCAGCGCTCCAGTATCAACTGGTGCTAGCATTTGCGCTCGTGACATTATAGCCTGAGCAATACCCTTTCTCTTGTTTTTAGCGTTCACTGCTTGAATTCTCTGCCAAGCGTCAATATTATTCTTGATCTTCATCATAGCCTCCATAGTCTGCGCGCTCCAGAGTTAGAGTGTAATGCTCTAATGTGTCTGTATCGAAATTCATGCCAGCAGTCGCACCTACAATTTGATAAGAAGCTCCATTGACTCTAACGCCATGACCTACAAACATGTTAGTACTTGTAAAGTCTATAAAATCGACAGGCTTTACGTGCAGTGTCGCGGTCGAATCAGTTGTTTGAATGTTGTTTGATGTCGTAACTCCACTACGCTGCTTAAAGACACCAGATAAGCCCTTGCGGTGATTTACAAGGTCGCCACGCACCGTTCCTTTGGTAACTTCCAAAAAAATGTAAGGAGTCGACTTAAACACATCGAATACGGTCATTTCTTATCTCTCCTGAACGTAATGTGATTTGACTACATTGACTGTATTTATCAAGTATTGACTTATAGCTCTCAATAATCCTGTCTAACTCGCTTGTCTTATCGTAAGTAATACTGAAGTCTTCGACCTTTTTAGAAGTAATCCTGTCGTCTCCGGCAAGTTTTACAGCAAACAGTTCAGATATAACTTGAGCTAGTTCTTCGGGAATTACTTTCAAACCAAATCCACCATGAACAGTTATTACGTCAGTATGTTTTGTGGGCTTATTCAGTACTATGTTGTCGCAAAGCTGACTAGCGTTATCTCCTAGGTAAGTAGCAAAGTCGACTGAGTTAGAGTTCACTTTAACAGATTGAATTTCGGAACAAAGACCAATAAACACAGACCTCATCCCGTCTCTACCATGAAAAGTTCGCTCTTCTTCTATATAGCCGACTTTACTACAAATCAGTGCTTCAAGCTTACTGATAGCTATTCGCAATAGGTTATCAAAGTTATCACTTTCAAATGGAGTTAGGGAGCGTCGTAAATAGCCCTCAACTTGTTCTTTAGTCAAATTGTATTGCATACCTCAACGCTCCCTTTCTATTAAGCTTTCTTCAAACCGATTGCTGATTTCAAGCCAGACAAGCCACCACCGATGTAAAGCTCTTGCAAGAACTCTTCCTCGTTGGTCTCAAGCTTAAAGTTAGTGAAGGCTTCTACAGAAGTATCACCAACCGTCTTGTACGCACCAAGCACGACAACGTATGCGTCGTAGTCTGGATCAGTTGCATCAGTGAACCATGTCGGCTCAATGATAGTAGCTGTGTCTAACACGTCTTCAGCCTTTGCACCAATCTGGAACAAGTATTTGCCATCAGCGCCCTTTTCAAAGCGTGCGCTTGTTGCAAAGCCTTTCTTAGCGATAAGAACAATCTCACCATCAGTACGGATCATGTCCTTAGCTCGAGCTACAGCTTCAGCGCGGCTCATACCAGCTGCGATAGTCAACTCATCACCAAAGGTATTCTTTGCTTTTACATCTGACTTAATAGAAGTAAATGACGTAATCTTGCGCTTGTCGTTAGTCTCACGACCGTCACCGATAACAGCAGCACGCTCAACTTCGCGAATAATTCGAGTAGGCAATTCGTTAAGAACATATTTCATCAATGCACCCGTTGATTTGTTCTCGCGGATAGTCTGCTTGTCGAGTACCAAGTACTTGTAAATCACACCAGCGCGAATTGTACGGCTTTCAAAATCAATAACTTGCTGGTCTTTCTTTTCGCCCTTCTTGTGTCCACCTGCACGGCTAGTGTCAGCTTCGACATCGGCTTTGTCCCAGGTAACCTTGAATACATCCAAACCAGTCTTGTTCAATTTGCTGAAGATTTCACCTGATGTTACAGCATCTTCAATAGCAGAAACGACAGGCTCTGGCAGTTTGAAAAACTCTTTGTCGGTCAAGTTATTCTTAACCAAAACATCTTGCCAAGCGCTCTTAACGTCATTAAAAGTACGACCAGCGTTTGCCATCAATACTTGTGTAAAATCTCGCACTGATGCTTGAGTTTTTAGATAGTCATTAACAGTAGGGGTTGTCGTAACCTCTGCTTGCTCTTTTGGCTCGATGATTTGAGCCTTTGCGATTTCCTCGTTCATTTCGTTCTCCTCTTCTTTACCTGATTTATCTTCTACTGGCGTCTCAGGTGTGTCGTCAGTAGGTTCTTCGACCTTTTCGGTCTCTTCGCTTTTTACTCGTGTAGCGATTGCCATAGCCGGTGCCAGACAAGCGTCTTTCACGACTGAGGTATAGCTAGCGGCAGCTTTCATAGCGTCAGACAAGCTTGTTTTCGCTTCTACTGCTTCGGTTGCAAATCCAAGCTCCACAGCTTCAGCGGCAGTCATCCACGTCTCAGCAGCTAACAGTTCTTCTATCTTTTCTTCAGATAGTCCTGTTCGGCTTGCATAAACTGGAATCATACTCTCACAAGTCTTCTCTAACATCTCAACAGCTCGACCTAATTCGTCTGCATTTCCAGCTGCGATTGTCCACGGCTTGTGAACCATCATCATTGCACCAGGTAGCATAACGATTTCGTCGCCAGCCATTGCTATGAGAGACGCTATAGACGCAGCTAGTCCATCGACCTTTACTACAACACGTCCGTTATATTCACGGAGCATATTGTAAATCGATACACCAGCGAATACATCACCCCCAGGACTGTTAATCCTCACTGTAATGTCGCCTGTACGCGCAGCTAATTCCTCTTTGAAAAGTTTTGGCGTAACATCGTCCTCGAGCCAACTCTCACTAGCGATAGTGCCGTTGATAATTAACTCGTTTGAGGCTTCAGCTTTCGCCCACTTCCAGAATTTATCCATTAGCATTCCTTTTTAAGGTTGTTATTCGGCGCTCAAATGAGCATTGCCTTAATTTCATTCTGAGGTGCTATCGTGAGTGCGAGGCAGCTTCTCATCTTCAGTGAAGACAAGCTGTTTTATCTTGTCAGAGCAATCAGTCGCGAACAGAACTTTAATATTCAATTTCGCTTTGCATTTAGAGTTTGGACAAATTAAACCCTGTATAGCAGTAGAAGCAACAGCTTCAAACAAATATCTACCACAATACTTACAGTTTATCTTTATCATTGCTTAATCCTGAATTTTGGGCGTCCGCCACAATTAGGGTGAATAGGACCGCCAACATTTTCTTCGTAATCATTTATCCATGTACCGCTGTCTGTTTCTATTGCTTCATTAAGCTTTATCATCGGTTGAGCAACAGGCTTCCAGACTCCTTCCAATGCTCGACACTCTGGGCAATGTGCACCGACTGGATGATTTATAGTCTTTTCAATTTCTGCTCCTGTTTCAGCTTCGAGTTGTTTCATTGCCTCCACATCACCAACACTCTCAGAGCGCTGTATTTCAGTGCGAGCTAATCGAGCAACTCTGTATTCGTCAGTATTCATGATATCTCTCAGCAAGTCTCTTGTCTGACTTTCGCTTAAATTATCAAGACGCGATCGCTCTAGCGTATCGTTGATGACCTTTTTGGTTTCGTCATCGTATGATTTAGCTACTCGTGTAAGATGTGAACGATAATCCGCTCTAGCAGTATCAGATAGAACAAACTCGTCAGTACTTTCAGTGTCTAGCCCTGCATTCTTAACCATGTCTAAGCCTTTTTTGTATTGGTCTGTGCCACTAGAGACAAGCAATAAAGTGATTAACGCTAACGAATCTTCTATAAAACGCTCTAACTTGTCGTCTTCAGCTTCGTTTTGAGTGCCAAGTTCTTGAATGGCTTGGTCAACACGGCTCTGCATAAAACTCTTCGCAATATTATACAGTTTATCGTACTCAGAGGCTTCAGCTTTAAGCGCACCTACTGTGTGTGGGTCTGGAGCTTGCTCTACTTCGCCGCCCTCATCAACTTGAGGCTTGTCGTTTTCTATTTCAGTAGTGTTATTTTCACCCAGTTTGAGAAGTTTATAGTTCTGTGGTAGTTTGAGTGCGTCGATGACTGAATCTAGTTCATAGCCTTTATCAACCAGCTTTAATATAGTATCTGTGTTAGTTGCCATCACTTCTGCTTCAACCTTTTTACGGTCGGCAATCTCTGGTATTTCATAGTCAAAAGTAATAGCAACACCGATACCACCAGTAATCCTATTGAGTTCATGCGTTAAACGAGAGTAAATTTTAAGTGCTCGTGGATAAACAACACGTTTAGCAAAACCACGCTCGGAAACGTCAGCATTTGAGTACTTAGCCTGGTCGTCAACGCCTTTAATAATCTGGCTAACACCATACGCCATGTCAATTCGCTTGTTTGCCTGTTCAAATACAGCTGCAAAATCAATATCTTTTTGGGATTGTGCATATGGTATCCACTGAATCTGTGCTTCAGCAGGCTTATTCGTTGTCGGGTCGATTGGACGGTGAGAATACGTAACGTTACCATTTTTACCAGCTCCACGGTGTCGAGACTCCAACAGATCAACCATATCGTTATATTCACGAGCAGTACGAGCTGCAATGACAAACATACCAGCAGGAATCGCGTTATTCTCAAAGAAACCACGTTGGAAATCAGCAATATAATCGTCTAATGTAATCCATTGGGTAGCGGCTTCAGTTGGTGAGTATCCAGCGTATAAGTTACTTGGGTCAACACCTCCAGAGATTACAATGACTTGATCTTCAGTAAAAGTCTCAGCCCCTACTTGATAGTAAGTCTTATTGTCGCGGCGTGTAATACTTGGATGCTCTAAGAACGTGAATCCAGCAATGTTCTGACCTTTGAATCCATAATTCGTAGTCTTTACAGCTTTACCGTCCTCTTTTGCCCAAACTAGAATAAATGTATTTCGATTTACTAAAGTAGAAACAATAAGCTTCTCACTGAATGAAACGAAATCGTCTGCTTGATTAGGATGATAAAGAGCATTAAGAATTGGATTGTTCTGTACGGTCTTGCCATTCGAGTCGATGACTTTTGGCATGATAGTGATAAATTCATTAGCAATCGCTTGAATGTTTGGATAGGCAGAATCGTACTTACTTGCACAATAGCGACTATACCAATCTCCTGTATTAAAATTAGCTAACGAAGAAATGCCCTCAACCTTTACTTGAGATTTTGGCTTAAAAAGTGACAATAAATTCATAATACTATTATCGTTACCTATCGTACGCCACCGTACTCTATCTGAGGAATAAACATCTCGGTAAGCCTATACCTAGCGGCGTCTAACGCGTGGTCATCACCGTCTTGTGGTACGTTTAGACTTTTACCTGACCTATCAGTTGCCCACATATATCTTAGATATTCTTTCTGTAGATTGGTTGAGTTCTTTGTGTATTTAATATTAAGCTCGCTCATCTTATTAACGCTCCATTGTCTATAAGTTTGCTTAGCATCACCGCTAGTCTTAGTCACTCCTTTAACCGTACAGCCCAGCTCCACAAGCTCAGCAATGTCTTTAGGTGCGGCACTATCTGCAACTCCCAGCACACCAGCCAGTCCTTCTCTGTGAATAACCTCTGAGATATCCTTATTAAACAAACCTGTGCTGTAAAGCTTCTCATCAAGAATATATCCGTCAGCTTCTCGATAAACACAAACAAGCGCTGTTGGGTCATTCGTAAAGCCGAAGTCTAGTCCGTAACCTATTAGTTCAGCGTGCTCAGGGATCTCGTTGATAGATTGCCAGCCATGAAATACTAGACCTTCCAATTCACCAATCTGTCCCTTGCCATAGACTTTCCACCAGTTCTTATTAGAGCGACGCCTTTCGATTGTCGCAATGATACTATCTTCAAGAGCTTCATTATCTTTATAGGTTACAATAACGAAATCAACATCATCACGTCCTACTAGTTCATGCGCCCAATATTCAGCCGTTGGGTTGTAGTCAAGATAAATAAACTCACGCGTACGAACTTCTAGCTGATTGAATACATCTTCTCTGATTAAGTTAGTCTCATTGATAAATAGGACATCTCGTCTAGGACCTCTAGCCTTGTCGTCATCAAGGGATACGAACTCAAACATCGTTCCATTAAATAACGTAAAAGTGTAATCTGATTTGTTCTCTTTGATTCTGTAGTACTGCCAATAATTATTAGCCGTGAGTATATTCTTGAAGTCTCGCAATGCACCTCGCTTAAGATGCGGCAGGTTGATACTTGCGATGGTTATTATCTTGTCTGGGTTTTTCGTAGCATATTCAAGTAACAATAATAGTATAGCTATTGTCTTGCCAGCACTTGTACCACCTTGAACAATGCGGATACGTTTGTTGAACCGCTTTATCTTATGATAAGTGGAGGTCTTGCCAAACACGCTACTCTTTCTTTGATAAATCCTCTAGCGGTTTTGGCGCTTCAATATTAGTCTGCTCGATGGTTTGTTTTGGCGTGCCATAAACCTGATTAATCATCGCCTCAATCTCTTTCCACTGAGCTTTTCTTATAGCTATAGCCAATTTACGCTCGAACAGACTCTTATTCTCGTCTTCAGCGACTTTACGCAGCTCTTCTTCTGTGAGCTTTATCATCTGCTCGAGTTTATATCGTGCTGTTTCTGTTTTCTTCCAGGCGCCATTATGACGACGTTCTGGGTGTGCTTCAAATCCTGGTGGCGTTGGAACTCCATTCCTGCCAACCGAGGGCTTGCGTTGCTTTCTAGGGGCTTCTGCTGTCATATCATTTCTCCTTATTGCCTACACAAGTCCCCATTCGGCGAACTTCTCAAAACCACCAACACCTTCAATGTACTTTCTAGCAATTTCAACTATTTCAGAATAGGGTAGCCCATCAACCGTCTCGTCGCCTATAGCACAACTAATATTTACTACTTCGCCCGTCTGCTGAGCCTTCAGATATGCGTAAATGTTTACAGCCACATCTGCCTTGCTTAAATCCTTGCCATGCAAGCCACCACCAGTTACGGCTTCGCCCATATCGCTTCCGAGCTTTCTATTTGTAGCACCAGTATCAACATCTAGTCCTCCAGTCCAGTCTCCGAGAGGATTTATGACTAGGTTTGTATATTGTGCCTGTAGCCGTTCTCTCAAATCTGCTGATGAGGCATGCGACTGGCAGACTATCAACCGACCGTCGTCGAGAATATACTTGCCGTCAGTCGGATAATCATTAAATAACTTTTTAACAAGATCAGAGAGCTCTTTTACGACAGAATTCGTTGGAATCCCCTTGAATATCCCATTATCGCCCGCACGCAACTTCTCATGTTGGTTACGCGCTAGTTCAGCATCCTGAGCTACACTAATAACCTCCACGGATGAAATCTCTGACAATCTGTATACAATGTCATGAATACTTTCGTTGCTGATGTTAACGTTCGACTCAATGACAATAAAAGCCTTTTTGTGACCAATTAGCACTTCAACTGCAATCTTCGGGTTCTCTGCCTTCTGATACGCCAAGTCGACTATTGCACCAGCTATTCTGTCTGCTACTTTGTCAGGGTGTGTAGGGTTTACTTTTTCGATCATACTATTCCTCTCTTTCCTTTTTTACAATTCAATCTCTGGTGTAGCTTTCTCCCAGCCCTCCTCGGAGCCGGTAATTATCTTGTGCCACCGCTTTCTTACAACATCAACATAGGCTGGCTCTAATTCTGAAGCCACGCAGATTCTGTCTGTCTGTTCACAAGCAATCAGAGTTGATCCACTGCCCGCGAAAGGCTCATAAATAACATCTTTGGCTTTCGATATGGATAGGATAGCTTTCGCCATTAGCCCAACAGGCTTCATAGTTGGGTGGTCTTTACTTTTACTTGGGTTATTAAAAAACCACACATCAGACTGAGACCGACCACCGCTCCATGCTCTGCGTTCGTTGATATCTCCGTATATAGCCATTTCGGCGGTAGATTCGTCACCGCTTTCTGCGTCATACTTTCCATCCGATACATGATAGAGTATCGGCTCGAATTGATGCTGGAAGTCTGACCCTCCAAGAGTGAACCTGTTCTTCACCCAAATAATATAACTCCTCCATACCAACCCAGCAAGCTCCAAACTGGTGCGAAAATCATCTAGCTTAAGAGGGGACATAAACGCCAATACCCCCCCCGAAACATTACGGCTAATACTACTAGCTACGTCGTCTAAGAATTTACGAAAATCATCATCAGACATTTTGTCGTTGGCAATCTTCTTTCTGCGTCTATGTGCGCCCCCAGTATATCCAATTCCGTACGGAGGATCTGTTACGCACGCCGTAGCGGGACTTTCGAAAAATCTATCCATATCCATAAACGAACCACAGTATAAAATGTGTCGACCTAGACGATATGCTTTTCCAGCCTCAGAAACAGCAGGAGAATCATCTTCTACTGGCGGTGGAGTGTCTTCTGTGATGTCTACATCATTGAGCATGACAGGCAAGTCTAACCCCCCCCACGCATCGAGCTGCTCTCCATCCCACTCATTTGCTAACAAATCATAATCCCAATCGCCACCACTGACATTGTCTTTAATGACAAATTCGCGCTGCTTCTCATCACTCCAGTCTACAATCTTTACAGGTATTGTTGTTAAGCCAGCCTCTTTAGCTGCACGATAGCGCATATTACCGCCAAGTATCGTCATGTCCTTATTCACGACAATTTCACGCGCCTCAATCATTTCTGGAAAATCTTTCAGAGATTGAACAAGTTTCTTGAATGCGTCGTCCTTAATAATTCTTGGATTATTTGGATTTGACTTAATTTTTGACAAGTTAACATATTGACGAGATATCTTTTCAGCCGTCATTTTATTACCTCCACTAAAATTATTATTAAACCTATTGCCGAAATCGACTTCAACAAATAACTAAACTCAGTCATTGATAATATCCACATCAATACTGACGTCCACACACCAGTACAAATCATGCACTCTAAAACACGTACTTCTCTATTAATCAGCATTGAGCGTAATTTACTAAATATATCAAACGGACCTGACGTAGCAGTCAATAAGTAAGCAAGAGCAAATCCAGCTAGAGCTATCATTCTTTATCTCCTGGTAATTTGCCTAACGGATAGGCTTTATTGTCAATAACGCAAAAAGGTTGTGGTAACTTCCAGGCAGCCGCTTCTTTATAAAAACTTTCACTTAGAGGTGTTCGGATGACTTGAACTACATATCCATTATTCACAGCGTATTCTTCAAGGCGTTCCATCTGCGCTTTGTAATGACCGCAACTTGCACATTCTTTTTGATAGACTTTAATAACTTTCATCGCACAAACCTCACTTTCCTATTAGTTAAATCAGGTAACCCTCTTGCTTTTTGAATAGCTAAATCGTATTTATTCGCCCTTTCGAAGACTTCCTGGATAGTTATTTTCTTTCGTCCCATTAGAAACCTACGAAAAGGAGAGAAACTGCGACTGTATGAAGTTCTGTCGTAGACAAACCAGCGATGAAATACATACACGCATTCTCTATCGCATACATAAATAGCTTCATGACTGTAGAATATGACTGTTAAATTAGATACTTCGCGTATCGGTATGTAGTCTATTCTTCTAGTCACTTTCGCCACCTAGCAACTCCCAATTTGTTAAAGAAATAAAAAACACGAGACAAGTAGTCCCGTGTTAATTTAATTATATTATTATATAAACAGATTGTCTAGAGTCTACTGTAACATATCCATCTGTACCGCTTCGTCTCCTGTAATATGGTCTTTGACTTTAATTACAGAATACTTCTTTGGTATATACATACGAAATTGCTCATCATACCTATTCTGGATACGCAGTTCTACCATAAGACGATCGCCTGCAGTAAAACTGCATTTTCCGTTGGCTACAGCGTCTAAGAAATCACTATCCTGAATGTCCGCTTGTATTTTCTCAGTGCCCTTAAAGAATGTCCATTTATTATTCGATTTATCTAATACTGGCTTTACTACCACAAGAGTAGCTGGTACTACTTCGTCCTCTGCATCTTTTGACTGAACAGTCATTTTTCGAGACAGAGGCTCAAACTCACTACGATCGACCTCTACGCTATCGTTAGACGATGAGTTAAACACCAACCCGTCCACTGAATCGTCTTTTGACGTCTTTGAGAATGTACTAGCCAAAGCGTCCTGAACTGTTTGGTTCTCATTATAGATAACGTATGTTGGCTGATTAACGATCATAGAACCAAAGTTATTTATAACCTGAACCTTGTTATCTTCTTGTTGGACGACTTTAGCATCACTCGTATCTCTCAAAGTCTTTTTAATTTTATACAGCTCAATAATAGTGTTGATTGTAGATAAGATTTCTTGAGTAGTCTGAATGGCAATCGGACCAGCTGTGCATATAAATTCTATAACAGCTTCAAAACTTCCTTCTTTCTGTGCAACAATATTAAGCTGTATATCGGTACGGTTATTAATCTTATAGTTAACCTCTTTTGCAATGATAGACAAAGAACGAAGCGTAGCAATATATGTGTCGACATCGATATCATGACTGCTTTTTTTGAAATCTACAGTTATACTTGGCATGTTTCCCTTTTTTGTTTTTATTATGTTTATGTTTTGATTATAACATATGGTATCTCTCATTTCGCTCTCGGGATCTACACCCCTCTATTTTTCGCAACAATTCTGCTCGTGGCAACCCATAAGGGTAAGCCCGTTATCAAACTTTAGCGTGTTCTCTTCAGATACGATTACTTTCATATTCCCTCCTTATTACCTTTACGCTGGTTACAATTTTTATGTGCTAACTGGCAGTTCTCAATTGTCGTCAAGCCTCCCTTGCTTACTGGTATGATGTGGTCAATCGTACAGTCTTTCATTGTTTCAATCGGTTTGTTGCAGAGCGAGCATATTGCTCCATTGCTGTTTATCAACTGTTTACGGATAAACTGCTTTGAGCGAGTTTCTTTTGTGCCGTAAACTCTGAGTGTTGATGTTTTATAATCACGTCCTTTAATCTTATGCTTCATTATTCTCACTCTTACATTCCATTGTCATAACTTTTCATATTTAATCTCCTCGACCGCAGAACTGGACGGGTATATAAGATGATAATTTGACAAGTGTTGAGTTTTTGATTTATCGAGAGTTACCTCATTACCAGCTTCTCTGCTGGGTCAAATGGTCTAGCCATCTAATTCGTACTTGTAAATTGTCTTATATACCCAATTGGCTATACAAGGTGATGATTTGCACATCTTCACTGCTCAAGTTGCAATGTCAGCAGTTACTTTTCTAGCTCTAATTACGGAACTTCGCGAGCTGCAACGCAAGGCTTAGTTTCAGGCTTTCGAGCCACTTATATAGCCAGTTGATAGCACCAAATGATAGTTGTTTCCATTTTTGTGTAGATATCTAAGTCTCAATGAAAATAAGATGAAAGTAAAAAGGTACGTTGGTGCTACCAGTTGAACAGACGATACACGTCGTATAGAAACCTAGTAATCATGACGACGTTCTACAGACCATATGGATGTACATATCATCTGTCCAGTTCTGCGGTTGATTTTAATGTTCTACTGGGTACAAATTGTACCCGTTTACTTTCGTTTACTGATACGACCACCTTTTTTGCCAGCACACTTTTTTACAAAGTGAGTGCCTTCGATTAGGTCGCAATCGCATTCAATATCTTGTGCAAATCCTTTATAACTTCCGTGCGTTGCAAATGTAGCAGAACCGCCTTTTCGTCCGATTTCTGCATAAAAGTTAGGGTTGCTTGCTAAGTTTTTTGCGGCGGCTTTCTTACCACCAATCGTATTGCCAGCCATTTTTACTCCTTTACTCCAAAATAAATTAACCAATCTTCTCGGTTTTCTTTGATAGACTTTTCAGCTTCTTCCTCTGTTGCGTAGCGTACGATTTCACCGTAGTCAACGTAGCCAACCTCTGCATAAACCAACTCCTTGAGGTGATAATTATACCCTATAGCCCAGCCGCCGTTTTTGCTCTTAAAGTTTGGCTTAAATGTTGAAGTTCGGCGTAGTCTAGCTTCTGCTAGTTCACGGTCACGGGCTTTTTCGCACTCTTCTTCAGTGCGATAGATTCTACCTAGGTCGTAATAGTTATAGTCATTAGGATAACCGCTCCATATAAGATAAGCGACATCTCCATCGAGGCGGGAATTCCAATATTTTTCACCCTTTTTAGGCTTCCAGTGAATACTGTCTGTCGGTTCGATTTTCTCAAACCACTCGTCGAAGTTGCCGAGAAAGTCATCACAATCGATAGTGAACATAACCTCGTCTTCGCCGTCTTTTAATCGCTTGCCGATTTTCAAGTAGTCGTAATCCGACAGACCGTCTTTACTTATGTAGGTTACTCTTTCAAACACCTCACCCGCTTTTGCGTATGGCAGGTCTTTAAGTAGTTTATATTTCATTTCTTCTCCTTAAAATAGCTTTGGACGCTCACCATTTATTCGACTGTCTAGTATTTGATTGATTCGATGAATAATATGCTCTCGCTCGTTTAATTCTTCTAGTGCGCTGTCCTTCATTTCTAGAAGGTCGATGGTACTCATCTCATCTAGCGATTGATAGTCATCCTCATAATAAGGCTGTGTTACTTCTTTTTCCATTTTCTGACCTCCTCTTTAGTTTCTTTAGTCCATCGCTTGTCCCCGCATACAATTCGCTTCATCCATTCTTCATCTTGCTTAGCGATGTTGTATTCTGAGATTGCTACGAAAATTAGCAAGAACATGACAATTATTACCCAAATTAAGATAAACATTTACTCTCCTTTGTTTTTTAAGTCTTTAATTAAGATCTCCAACTCTCCGTCTGTCCATTTATAGGGTTTTTTCATACTTTCCAATAAATCAACGATATCTTCGCCATAAGTTTTAAGCATGAATCTTGTGTAACCAATCATGTTTCCTTCATCAAATCGATTACACGACCTACATTGAGCGTGTACGTTTCGCTCGTCATATCTGAGAGCCATCCATCTTCTATTTATGAAGTGTCCAGCGTCAGCCTGTTCAAATGGTTTTCTCTGACCACACGAACAACAAATAAAGAATCCGTCTTCAGAATCTCTCATTCTTATATATTTTGAGAAAATCCTATCAGCTTTTTGAATTAGTTTTCGACTTGCCAACTTTACCCTCGCATTCTCCAGACTCTGACAAATCTACCATTCATCAATGGTCTTTCACTTTTTCTCCAACCGACAGGTACAAAATCATCACATCTGAATATGTTGCCAGTTGTGTTCCTGTGGATGTATTCAGGGCGAGGACACTCTTTTAAGACGTCCTCAATCGTGATAAGTGATTTATCTTCTAATAGTTTCTTAGCGGCTGTACGAGCCTCTTCTAGCCACGCCTCCCGCTCTTTTTTGAACAAATCTTTGACGGTTACCATATTAGCTTGTCCTCTGTGATAAAACCATCTAAAGTTGTTATTTTACGGATAGTACCACCAGATTTCTTTCTAAAATCTCGAGCCTCTTTCCTTGTCGTAAAATTTCTGCTTAGCGTTTCGTTTTTGACGATGTACGTTGTGCAGTTGTTTACGTCTCTTAATCTCTGTGAAGTCATTCTCTTCCCCCCGATTCAATCTTCGTGAGATTACTAAATTGTTATCTATAAACGTCCACTTAAACTTCTTCATAAAACTGATGTCTGGGTCTACAATCCGTATCGTAAACCCATTGTCAGTTTCGAGAAGGTAGACTTTTTTTCTTCTCGTCATTTAACCTCCTAAAAAGGTATTTCGCTCAAATCGACAGGCTCGCTAAGGTCAATGTCTTCAGCAATATTTTCAGATTTACTCTTCAGCTTTGGCTCATATCCCCAGATATTTCGATCATATCGATATTTCTCGTCACCGTTATTATCTATATATGTCTCTTCTGTTTTTTGGATTGTGTACCAACAAGACTTTCCTGGCAATTTCTGGATTAGTTGAGACATTTCATATAGACTTTTCATAGATTTGAAAAAGTCACGAATCTTCTGTTTCTGCTCATCATCTTTTGCATTATGTACAAAAATCTTGCGGATTTTATCAACAGAAAAAGGCGTCGCCGCACCAGTAACCATAATCGTGCATCGCCTTGTTCACCGTTTGTGCCTTGAACCTTCACATTCAGAAACACTTTATCATTTGCATTTTTTTCAAAAGTAGCTTCGGTAATTGTTACAGCGTGAACACCCTCAGTAAAATATGTCGACTCTTTCAAATCTTCCTCACTTAACTTCATATTCTTCAATTCTTCGTCCGTCATACCCCTTATCCTTTCCTTAGAACATTAATTTTTGGACTTCTTTTTCTACTAGCTCAAGAGTAGCGTTTTCTACTCGCTTTACTATTTCGATTTCCTCTTTATAGTCTTCTCGATTTAATTCAAAAATCTGTAATCCTAGTTCTGGATTTGAGAACACGTCTGAGTAGATACAGAAGTAAAGCTTCTTCAATTTATCGTTTACTACAAAGTATTGAAGAATCTGCGGCTTGTATTCGGAAGGCGGATGTTTTTCATAGTAAGCTTTGACTACTTTCCAGCTATCAAGACATTTGATCTCTACAGCCTCTGTCTCATCTTCAAACTCGCCATCTGGTGAGCAAATCATATATTCGTTTTCTTCAGATTGCCAAACTCGACCAGGAATAATCTTCTTACCAAGTTTTTCAGAAATCAGCTCCCTAGCTTCCTCTTCTAGGATTTGACCTCTTAGCATAGCCGAATAAGTAGCTCCTTCTGGTAAAGTGTAGTCATTCGGATTGATTGGCTTGGCTATTCGCTGAGCCATTAGCTTATAGATTGAATCGTTTATTTGAACATTCGCATAGAGTTCATTTAATTCATCTTCCGTAAGCATTGCTCGGATATTGTCCATTGTCAGATTTTTCGGAAACTCATAACCTTTACTTTCAGCGAATTCAACCAGCTCGGCTTTTGGTATATACCGAACCGATGAATAGTCTTTTGCCGATGAGCCTGAAATCCTGCCTTCATGAAAATCCAACCATTCTTGACTTCTTTGTTCAAGGTCTAGGATTTTCATTTATCGCCTCCTAGCTTTGCCTTTACCTCATCCTTAACGCCGACAAGCTCACGTGATAGCTTTGGATTAGCTCTAAGAATCTTAGTATACTTCTCTTTTAATTCACCTAAAGTCTTACAAGCTCGTAAGGCTTTTTCAGCGTTAGCTAAATCAGCAGACTCTTTGTCAGTTCTTTCTTTGAGTTTACGCTCAAGATTACCGTCGTCATCAGTATCGACAAGTAAATCAAGCATAGCTATATATGAATATCTCTTCATGTAAGTGATACCTGAGCCTTGTGTTTGTGGATTGTTAGGTGCGCTTTCAACTGGTGCGATATCTTCAAGAGTCTCACCACTTTTAAGGTGGATTAGCTTAGTTCTAATAGCTGTTTTGGTATCGATATGGCTAATTGTTTGTTTAACCATCAATCCACATTTCTCTAAATCTTCTCGTGTTTCACTAACTACAATGTTGTAGTCTGCGTACTTGCTTTTGAAATACGGGTTTTCTTTTGAGGCTTTAACCAGTGGTGTTATTTTGCGAAACTCTTGTAAGGCTTTGTATAATTCACTCATCGCGCCTCCTTTCTATAAAAATCTTAAATATCTTCCATTTGTATAAACTGACCAAGCTTTATATCCTTGTGATTTCCACACGTGATAAGCACAGTCAATGTTTATTTCTGGGTTGTGCGAATCACAAGTTTCTCGACCAGGTAAAATTCGTACCTGAAATAGAGAAACCGAATAACCATACGTTCTGCCGTTTTGCGTAAATATTAGGCTTGTATCGCCTGTTGCGTTTTCATTACACGAACTTTCAGCTTGCATAATAGCTTTCATAATTCGCACGTCCCAATTGTATTTCTCAAGTAAGGGTTGAAACCTGTCGCAGCCGCCTACACCAGCTTTCTCCATAGCTTTTTGAGGTGCAGGCGAGGCTTCAACCCTTGCGGCAGTTTGTGGTGGCGACGGTTGCCGCTTTTCCGTCGCTACTGTTTTGACACTTCAACTTTCACATTTTTAACGATTGTTGCAGCTTCAGTTTTGACTTGTTCAGTTTGGTTCTTCTGATATTGCATACCGCCGATAAAAGCGATAATCCCTGTAATTAAAATCGTGATGATGATAGTTTTGATAGTTTCAATATTAAGTTTTTTCATTTTTTTCTCCTTGTTTTGTTTTTTATTTTCTTTGTTTTCTACGCTAGACATTGTACTAACTCCTCTCTAGCACATATGTTTACAACTTCGTCCTCAATTCCGTCACAATCTGGATTTGGACAATAAAACTCAGGTTCGCCATGACAACCACACCATTCAGCTTCTTTACCTGAACAGCAAGGTTGAATTACTTCTAGGTTGTCGTGGTTGCAATACCACTCGTTATCAAAGAAATCAAAACGATAACTCGCTCTAATTTGCTTTACTTCAATTTTCATATTTACTCTCAATCTGCCATTTGGTATAATGGCTTTGTAGCCGCTCTTTTGAGCGGTTTTTGCTTTATACTGCCCACTT